AACCATCAGTAGTTAAGCCAACACCGTTAGTTGAAGCAGTAAAAATTTTACCTGCGGCTGCATCTGGACCTGCGCCCAATGCTTCCCAATCTGTAGTACCTACATCCCTAATCATATAACTGCCGCCTGCACAAATAAATTCATCTTGCACTGAATTTTTTTCTACAACTAAGAATTTTCTTTTACCTTTTTGACGAATAACATACCCGTCATTACTTGCCGGAGTAGAGTTAGTAAATGCGCTATTAGATACTGTAACTGTTGCGGCTGCATCCAATGTGATTGTTGGATATTGTTGTGCTGTAATATTAACAGTCTCAACAGTCAAATCAAGTTTTGCACCACCTGGAGTAGCACTAACTGTGAAATTTGTACTATCAATAACTGTTTTTACATAGTAAACTACACCACCAGTTAAACCTGCGTAATTTGTAGATAACACAACTGGTCCATTAGCAACTAAATTTGTAGTGTCTACTGCGCCTGTAGTTGTGAAAGCATCAGTGGTTCCTGCTGTTGCCGCATCAATAGTGATGGTTGGTATTGGTGTGTTAATTGCATTAACTGTACCTACCGCCGCGACAGTAGGATCTGTCAATGCATCACCTACATAAATAGAATCTCCAACATTAACTGTATTTGCATAATCTGTAATACCATCACCCCAGATTACAGTAATACCTGCTGTACTGTTAACTACACCATATTGTTTTTTCTCAATAGCAACTGAACATTGAATTTGGTCACTGTTATTGAAAGCAGGAATTTCTCCACCTAGAATACCAGGATAGCTTCTGCTAAATCCATTGTCTGTTGTGCCATCGTTTGGATAACCGTTATCTACTTCACCATCTGGATCGGCTGCTGATTGGCTTTTAATTATTTTTAAAGGGCGTCCCATTTGTTTTTCTCCTTGTGTTAGTTGTGGGTTCTAGCCACTACGCGGCGGGGACCGCATAAATTCTCAGAATGAGAATGTATTAAGTATTTATCACACAGGAGTAATATCGATGGAGTACGTGTTACTACCATCAGTAGCAAATAATCCATCTATGTTTGCAAACATAGACCATGTACTCAAATTAATATTACTCGCAGTAACATTACCATTTGCTTCAAAATCACCATCATATGTTAATGGGCCGGTGCCACTACGTCCTAATGTACTAGTATCGCTATCACCAAATATAATATATGCATTTGCAGAGTTTGTTACACCTTTAAGTTGCATAGTATTTACAATGTCAACATCGCCTATCCAGATATCATTGCCAACTTTGTAATTTTCTCCTGCACCATTGCTATTTGCAGAGACATATGTTGTAGTTATATATCCACCAACATCTAAATTATTATTGATAGTAACACTAGTAAATGTAGCAATGTTAGCTGTACCTGAACCCACTTCACCATCAAAGTAACCTACTACTGCACCGTTAACATAACCAGTAACATCAAAGTTACCTGTTAACGCTAGTATACCAGTTGACTTATCATACGTTAAATTACTGTCTCCACCAAATGCACCGCCTGTATCATTGAATTGTAGTTGTGTATTTGCACCACCAGGCACTGCATTACCTGAAGGAGTGATTTGACCTACAATAGTTCCACTGTTTGCAGTATATCCACTCCACAATGCGTTATATGCTATCTTACTTCCGGCGTCTGCTACGTTTGACCCGTCATGTATAGTAAACGTAGTGTTTGATACTCTAGCAGTCCAAAATTGATTAGTTCCTGAAAAACCTGCAGTTTGTATTGAGTTTGCTATTGTACCTGAGGGTAGACTCCCACTAATTGTTACACTTGTTCCTGTGCCAAAATAATGCTCAGAATTTGTGGTAATCAATGTATTACCTGAACCTGCATCCGTTAAACTTAAAATTTTATAAGACAGTGTACCATTAGTAGTCCATGATAAATTACCTGTACCATCTGTTTGTAATACAAAGCCATTTACACCGCCGTCCAATTTTACATCAGATACAGCTCCTAATGTAATTTCTCCTCCTGCATTTCCGCCTACGTTAACGACAGTAGCTATGTTTGATGTTACACTAACACCTAATAGTTGTCCAGCTTCAGGGGAAGTTAATTCTAAGTATGAATTGCTAGACCCTGTTAAACGTGAAAAGTCTAGTGGACTAGCGGTAGTTAGAATCTCGGTCTGAGTAGTCGCTCCCAAACCAACTGGTGGCACTATAGTAGGATCATTACCTATATAGACACGTTGTTCGTCAGTAGCAAAACCTATTTCCCCAATATCTAATTGTGGTAGGTCTACATTCGCACCTGTTCTATGTTGAATTTTTGAAATTTGTACAATAGCCATAAGTATAATCTTTGTTTGATTATACTATTTATCAACTATTATAGGAACTTTGAATAGTAATCTTCGCAACGCTTGAACCAGAGGTCTGAATACTTGTCAAATTCAGTACCCTCAATGATGAATTCCTGATATTCATTTGCGGCTGAACACATAAAAATCACCCCTTTACGAATCTTAGTACCATGTATTTCATTGTGTGCATTAGCATATGCAGTTAATTGCACAAAATAATCGTCAATCCACTCACGCTTCTTGGGTTTATTTGTCTGCTTATGATCCATGATTGCTTCACTCCCATCATGTACTCCACATAAGTCAGTTGTCCCTGCATATATCTTAGGATAATATAATGGGACTTCTGTACCCCAGTATTCAGTACATTTGTGCATACCTTTTTGAATGATAGATTGTGCCATTTGATGGCTTTGTATGCTATAAGGATTACTACCGGGCTCACCCGTCTCGCCGGTCTTTATATAGTTCTCAAGCCACTTGTGCATACGTGTACCACGACCTGCGGCTTCTGTAGTGATTGCTTGTGCTTGAACAGCACCAACTCGTTTACGCCAGTTTTGCAGTGCTTGTTTACTTTCTTCTGACTTGGTAGCGTCTAAGATTGTTGTAACGCTGGGAAGTTTCTCACCATCGGGTGTTGCATATCTACGACCTTCTGGAGTATCAATACGTTTTATTGCTTCATATTTAAATTTAGTGGGATTATACATATGGCAATTGTACTATAAATTTCTCCATAGTACAATCTATTTGGTTACTTTAAGGCTTTACTAGCCATTTGTTGACGAGTTTTTTCATGCTCACCTACTTTTGGCTCACCACCTAATTGCTTAGTATCTTCTTGCCCTTTGAAGATTACTTCTTCTTTGTTTATGTTATGTATAATATTTTTTAAAGGATCTTTTTTAACAATATCAAATAAATCTGACATGTCAAGTACTATATCATTTCCTTTTAAAAAATTTAACAACTCATCAGTTGTCATTGTTTGTCCACTCTGAACGATACGGTCTTTTAATTGGTTAGTAACTGCTACCAATTTTACACGTAACGGATCATCGTCGGCAAATTCAAAAAGTTTCATATTAACGTGCGGATCTACCTACGCCAGCGACTGGTTCTTCTTCTTCTGGTTCAGTTGGTAGTTCAGGTAGTTCACCGTCGGGTTGTTCTCCACCTAATTCTTCTCCTGCACCCATATCATCCATGCCAGACATATCATCGCCACCCATAGACATTTCATCACCACCCATGCCCATATCATCGCCCATTCCACCACCTTGACCAGTGATAGAACCTAGAGCAGATTGTAATGAACCTTTGCTTTGTGTTAATGCAGATTGTAATGAAGTTAGTGCTTCGCTAACGGTTTGATTGAAACTCTCACCCTCGTTTGTACCTACTTCACTATTAACACCATCTACAACAGCTGGTAATTCTTTAACAAGCATGTCAGATACTTGTTCTACCATCTTTTGCAATGCATCAACCATTTCTTGTGCGGCTAGAATGACTTGTGATTTCTCAACTTCCTCATTCTCAAACACCATACGTGTGTTGTACATTGGTAGTGCTTTTAATTCACCATAATGATGTGTCAATGCTTGTTCCATGAATACTAGTTTCAAGTATGCAGGATTCTTCTCTGTATGAAGACCATTGCTTGTTTGGCGCATTTCGTTCATCAATCCATTGACTTTTCTCATCATACGTTGTGTATCGTATAGACTTAAGCTATCTAAATTGATAGATGTGTTGAAATGTTCTTTCAGTGCCTTTTTAGCGACTGTAGTTTGTTTTGCGTTAAATTCTGTTAGTTTCATAGTATTTCCCAGAGTTACTGATTATGTATTTATCATTTGACAAATTATTTTGTCACCTGTTTGTATCTTTTATACTGCCATGCTTTTACAGTCTCAGCGTATTGGTCCAGTTTAGCCAATAGATATCGTTTCTTGACCCTATCTTCCTGCAATTTAGCATAATATAAAGATTTGTTTTCTAAGTTCTTGGTTTTCATAGACAATTTCTTATGTAAATCAGCACTAGCTAAAGTACCTTCAAGCATCTTGTCTAAGTTAGACACATCCTTAGCCTCAAGGATTTTATTGCATTTGTCCAGACTAGTCCAAATTACAGCGTTCCTGAGTGTATAGAAAGTTTCTTCTAAATGAGTGTTAAATTTTGTCACTTTAAAACCTATGTCATGTTTGACTATAGCGTACTCCCCGTATAGAACATACCCATTTTCATCTTCTATTATTAGAGTTTCTTCAAGTTTGTTTATCTCGTCTTTACTCAATAATTTTTTAAGTATAGAAAACATATTAGATTCATTCATTACCATAACTTATCACCTCAAAATATATATTCATTAGTTCGGGAGTAGTATCTAAAAAATTAGGTAGTTTGTTCCATTCTGTGCCTATCTTAAGCATAGGGACACCTTCACAGTCTTGATATAATGCACCCAAATTGTTTATTCCATCATCAAATACATTCTTGTGATGTATACTGAATGTGAAAGAATACATGTCTTGAACCTCTTCATCTTCAAACAAGAATCCAAATTTACCAAACTCTTTAAAGTTAACTCTTTCTTTAATTACATCCGATGTATTCTCAGGTTGACTGCGTAAGTTAATAACTTGCAACAATGTATCAAAGTTAACTTGGCGGTTTCTATTCATTTGCCATTTGTTTACTTGTTCTTCGCTAACGTTTACGGGAGGTTTTCTATGCAATACACCTGTATTTGTAACATCAAATAATGTATGGCATTTAATTATATAGGACATACACTATTTATAGTGGTAAAAAAGCCCAAGAAATTCTTGGGCTCTTATTAAGCTAAGTTTGAATTAGCTAGTGAATGCCGCACCAACTGTAGTTGTACCGCCAGTAGCTGTATCTAGTGTGCCTGTTGTCCATGCACCTGTTGGGTAGATTGCAACTGCGATTGTATCTGTAGTAGTGTTAGTTACTTCGTAGATATAGATAGTAGCTAATTGTTGGATTGCGTTGATGCAATTCAATAATACTGTACCGTCTGTAGCCAAATCAGCTAAAGCGATTGTGAAGAAGTCTAACTTTGGACCTTGTGGTTGAACTGGAGCCGCTGATGTAACTGCGTTAACTGCACCAACTGTATAGCTGGCTGCGTCATAGTTCATTACTGGTTGAAAGTCACCGTGAGTACGTGTTGTAAATGCCATGATATTATTCCTTTAAATGTTTTGAATCATATAGATTCATACATTTATTTATGCCTGGAACAAAAAAATGTTGGTTTTGGTTAGCCTCTAGAGGCTAAATTTTGACGGCTAAAGCCCATTCTGTTGATAAGTTTGATTCCGTGACTGACAAAACCCTCTTGAGTTTGTGTTCCGTCTGCTAGATAACCCTTGACTGGGCTAGCTTCTGCGGCAGCGTCCAATTGCGGAACAACTTGCATTTTAAGATTATACAATGCAATCCATATAGCAAAAGCCGCGGTAATACCAGCAGAGTTAGTATCAAAGTGACCCGGTACATGCTCTATGTTTCCTTCTGGATCTTGAATATCATACCCAAATAATTTCTTATAGACTGGTTCTGTCATTTTTCTAGCTTTAGCAAATTCAACAAATTCTTCTACTAGATTGTCTAGATTACCGGCTACGATTTTCTTGTTGATGAATACTGTACACATTAACGGAAATACAGTTTTAACCCCAGGTGGCACACGCAAAATGAATGCGTCTGCGGCAGCTTTATTCTTGTCTATTTCTCGTTGAGTTTTAGCAATCATAGTTTTGTTTATTTTTAGTTTAGGAACCATTGGCATCTTAGCAGGAATGATAGCAACATTGCTATTGTTCTTCAATTGCCCTATACTTCCATTTAACAACTGTGCATACTGCACATTGTCTGCCTCAGGTGGAATATATTGATGTACTGCTATTCCGCCTACTTTGCCCCCTATCAACTGTCCTATTTCATTGCCTTCGGCTTCTACTGTATATTTTATACCATTTGGATTTGCTTTAAAAGTATATAATCCATTTTCTTCTTGCAATGGTTGACTAAACAATAAGTCGCCCCAATAGAATCCTTTACCTGAATAAGATTTTTTTAATCCGGGCCATATTCTAGCAATGATGTTAACTAAATCACCACGTTCAATACCCCTGGCTCTGTCGTATGCGGCAAATGCTTCTGGACTAGTTACATGACCTGAACCATCTTTTTTATTAAACATGTGTTTGTCACATACAATGAATCTGCCGTCTATACCAGTACCAAATATCAATGCAGGATATCCGTCCCATTTGATAGTGATTGCACCCGGGTTCTTTACAGTGTCAACTATTGCTTGTAAACCTTGTTGTGCTCCTTGTCCGCCTGACTGAAATACTAAATCCTCAGGATGTTCAACGTGAGCCTTTGTTAATTCTTGCTCCTCGTTTAATGATTCAAGTCTAGTTACTAGACCTCTAATAGATTCGGTACTCATTATCTTCTATAAAATCTACGTGATTCGTTTGCTCCGCGAACTATGTTTGGATTGTCATCAGGATCAAATTTTGGCTTCATACTTGCTTGTGCATTTTTAGCTGCCAAAGCACGTTTAGCATCATAATCAGTTGGTGCGGGAACATCTGTCATTCCAGCACGTGCATTCATCGCAGCCTTGTCAAATTTTTGCGAACGTGTATCTCCCGGTGTTACTTCTGGTGGTATAGTTTCTGGACCACCTAATGATTTGTTCATTGAAGAAAATGCTCCTGCGCCTGGACTAGTATCAGCTGGTGCACCTAATTTACCTGCCATATTAGTCATAGCACCTGAATCAGTAGGCGTAGTCATTTCTTTACCGCGCTCATTTTGTTCCCAGTCTTGCTGTGACAAGTTCTTTAATTTTTCTTGTCTTATTTGGTCTGGGGTTTTTTGCGTCTTGCCTGTCAACACTTCTTGGTATAACTCTTTGTACTTCTGTGGATTTAATTTATACAATTTACCCATTGCAGTTTTAGTAACTTGTGCTAAATCATCAACATAATCAGCCGATGACATTTTGTTAATTAAGTTTATTGCTTGAACTGAGTTAGGTTCTAATCTTACATCAGGTGTAGTTTGACCACCAGCACCACCAGCACCACCGGCGCCACCTCTTCCTCCGCTACCACCGGCGCCACCTCTTCCTCCAGCAGACGGATCGCCCATGGCTACTCCGGTACGTGGATTGATAAATTGCTGACTCCCCACACTATACATATAGTTGGCTAATTTTACAGCACCTGAATTACTTTTTAGTGCTTCGTCACTAAGTTTTTTGATTATAGCTTGTTGTTCTGGATCTGCATGCCAGTTATATTTTGTCAAATATGTTTGAGCCATTCTTTCAATGTCTGGTGCGCCCATACCAGCCGCTTTAATTGAAGCCTTATTTTGCTTGATATATTCTAAAAATCTGTTGATGAATGTTTTTTTAGCCTCTGCGGCATTACGTGCCGGAGTATCAATTCCTATTCTTCTATATAAGGGAATGTTTGACTCATCATATTCTACTATAACTTCTTTAAGTTTCATTATTTTTCCTCAGACTTTTACTAAATCTACCTTGGTCTCTGGATTTTATAGCACTTAACAGTTTTCTCTCTAGGATTTGAGCCTTTTCGCTATCATAGTGTTTATTAATCATTTCTAATAGATTAATAGCACTTGTGATAATGTTGTGGGCACGGCTTTCAATGATATGTTTTGTATCACGGTTTTGACCGACTGCTTCCAATTCTTCCAATAGGCTACGTGTTTTTCTTTGCATGATATAATTATCCTACTAGTATTTATCTGATTTTAGTTTTGTTTAGTCAAAGTGTTTAATAGCTTTTTAAGTGCTGTTCCCTGAGGATTAGCTGAAATTAGCTTATTTTCCGATTCCACTTCTTTATTAACAGCGTCCATCGTAGAACTTACAGATGACTGAGGTTTTAGTCTATTCATTATATCGTTGGGACTTGGGGCTGGCCTGTATTTAGCTTGCTGATCCGCATATCCATCCGGATCTTCATCTGTGATACGCATAGTCTCAATATTGTATTCCAAGTCAATCTTTTGTCCTACCCCAGTAGAACTACGACTTTTCATACATTGAATCTGATACTTACCACGTTCACGCATACTACGACTTGTAAAGATACCAAACACGTTATCTGCTGTGTTAATCTTACTAATACCACCTGCAATATGACTATGGTCAAACTCAATTTCTTCCACTGCACTACGATTCAACTGACTTGCAGTTACCATGAGAATTCCTAGTTCTTTTGACAGATTACGCAATTCTTCACTTACATACTTGTCTTTGATAAACTGGTCGTTTGGATTGACTTTAACACTCACTGGCATAACCAAGTCTAAGTAATCAATCATAACAAAGTCAACTTTAATACCGGTCTGAATTTGCACTTCTTTTAAGTATGAACGAATATCGTTTACGTTGCTTTGTGCGGGTAAGCCCTTAACACGATATTTGCCTGCTTTCTTACTCGCCATTTTTACTTTTAATTCAGTGCCGTCAATATCTTTACGAATATCTCTAGTACTCATCATAGTCAACATTGCATCTGTTCTCAATGAAGTTAATTCTTCTGAAAGTTCCAATGAGATATAAACGCCGCTTAGTCCCATGTTCAACCAGTTCAATGCAATATTCATCATTACTAAACTCTTACCTGAGCCTGAGCCACCTGCAAAGATGTTCAATTCACCGCGACTGAAACCACCATATAATAGTTTGTCCATCTGTGGCCAGCCTGTGCTTTGTTGTCCACCTGCATTAAAGTATTTGTTAATACGTGCTTTAGGGTCAGCAAAGTAATCTGTACCCATGTCTCGTTGCAAACTAATCTGTACCGCTTCTTTGATTAATTTTTCTACAGGGCCAAAGTCACCTTTCTCAAGTAAGTCGGCTGACTTTAATATCGCACGTTCTAATTCTTGTCGCTTAGTGAATGATTCAAATTCTTCTAAGAACCACTCAGTATGTTTGTCTCCGAATTCATCAATTGTATCTAATTGAATTCCTGTTGTTGCTTTGATTTGTTTACTGTCCGGCAATAAACTATACTTCTCACTATACTCCACCATAAACTCAGCAACCGGTCTGATTGACTTATCAAAGTTTTGTGGATTCATAATGTTCATAACTCTAGTATACAATTCTGCATTTGTTAGCATCATCTGTAAAAAGAGTTTTTGAACATCTATATTATAATCCTTTTGCAATTTGTTTCTTCCTTAATTCTATTTTTATTTTACTCATTGTAGCATTTTCTAATATACTTAACAACGTCGGTAGTTTACCATATTTTACTACCGCATCATTCACATCCTTTACGTCAGCTTCCCAATTAGGCAAGCTAACATGATATCCTAATTCTAACGCTCTATCTGTTATTTTTAATCCGGGCAAATCTCTATCCGGAACCATAATTATTTTTTTATTCAATTGTGATAAGACCATAGCCTGTTCACTGCTTATGTCATTATGTGTTAGTGCAACACCATCAATGCTTAATGCATCAAATATACCTTCGGTTACAATACAAACTTGCCAATCTGATTTTTGCATATCAATATTGAATACAAATCCTGGCTGCTGGTCATTTATAAATTTAGGAATTTTGTTATCTATGAAACGTGTTGTATGTCCTACAATCTTGTTTTTATATGTGTAAGGGATTAGTAGCCCAAATTGATTTCTACTCTTTGCGTTAGGGTTAACTAAGAATGGATAGATACTATAATTTATCTTGCGCTTGGTTAGATAATCTACGTAGAATTTGTGTCTAGGGTCTGATGAGTCTAGTTCTTCGCCTTCAGGCAATTTCTTGCTTTTAAATTTTATTATCTCTAACTTTTTTCTTTGTAAAAGTGTATCTAATAAATCTCTGTGCTGTAAACTTTCTAAGCTCCAGCGTTGCACTTGTTCACTATCTACTCCGCACCATATTAAGAATTGTCGTGTTTTAGGGAATATAGATTTGCCTAGTGTGAAACTGCACTTATACCCGCAGTTAAAACAATGCATTACCCAATTAGTTTGCCCGTCAAATTTAATTCCACCTCTATATCTAGTGTCAGACCTATGTCCAGAATGGACGCAACAAATAGCGTTGAAACTTGTCCAACCACTACTTGTTTGTCTTTTTTTACCTGGAATTAAACTTAGGATATCAAACATACTAATAGTTTAACATAGTATGTGTCAAAAAGCAATCTTATCTGGCTAAAATAGAGGTAACATCACCCTGTGTGCTTACAAATTTAACTCTAACATAGGGATGATAACCTTCTATGATATATCCGTCAGAGGCAGTTTCATCCAAATATGTATATAAATTTCCTATGTTATACCAATCAGCGTCAGGTTCGGTCGAACCCTGCACTTGAACAGTACCACTGAAACCATCCATATATGGTTGAATAGTTAATATAGCATTATCGCTAGTATTAATTACACTGGTGTAATATGTCTCTGTGCTACTGTTAGGTATAGAATGTGAGGGTATTGTAACATTAGTAGACGGTACGAATCCAGGTAACACGCTGTTTACAACTTGTATTGCTCCCCTAGCCCCTGCCTCGCTGTTTACAAAGACCGGAAGATTATAGTTACCTGAATCTATTTCTAGACTGTAACTACAAAATTGCGGGTCAATATCTTCTAATTCCGAAGATGTGGTGATTAGTTCTGTTAGACCGTTAACAGGTAATGTGGGTGACAACGCCTTTTGCAGTAGAACCTCAGAACCATCGTAGCTTATTAGTCTAAACGTAATCTCATTATTGGATATGTTTACCTTTTTCTGTTCTTGATCCAAGAACTGGAATTGAATTCTATTATCAACTCCCTTGTTTAATTTTAGGGTTTTTGCATACACTATTTGATACCTCCTGGCTGAGTTCCCACTGTAAGTTACAACGATTTGTCTTTGAGTAAATAGATAAACACTAGTTGAGTACACAGTAAGCTCCTTTACTATATTTATAAAAATATATTGGGTACATACTTTTGATAAATATTCCGTAACGATAATAATGATACAAAACGACTTCTTCAAAAAACTAACTGAAAATCACCCTTTCATTACTGTTTGCTCATATGCTGGCCAAGATTATGTAGGAATAGTACAAAATCGTGATGATATTGTCACCACTATATATGACTATGGATCCATAATTCACCAAGAACTTAGGGAGAGATTCTTAGAACTAGGGGATACTTGGTGGTGGGAATCTAATAGACTAGTACCCATCAATATGTTCTTAAAAGACGATTGGGATATGTTCAGACCCTATATAAGAACGTTCAACAATAAGAGTCTAACAATACTTCACGGTCCAATATGTAGCATGTTAGAACTCAGCAAACGCAAAAGCAAACGTAAATCAATTACTCTCGTAAAACGGATGTCCTAACGTACTGTCTAACAAATTCATATGCACAACAACTAAATGAGCATATGCAATTGCGTGACTTTTCTTAAAACTATACCCATCATCATTTTTATCCCATACAGTCTTATTCACTTCTACCCAAGGTAGACCAATCAAATGTTTCTTTGCAGGGCGAATGATAGCGAGAAACATAGCAAGTCTAGTAATACTATCAATAGATTCAGGCATGCGTTGCATACTATTATAATGATTACTCAAGTGAATTAATTTTTCCACAAACTCTTTGTCTCTCAGTTTATCCCAATTTGGATTACTCATTAACTCAATCAAATGATTTTCATCAGCAACCTTATCATATACATGAACATTTAAGAAATCTAGTTTTATGTATCCTCGTGTTTCAGCCTCATTATAGTCTAAGTTAGCAAAATCGTTAATAGCATCGTATGGTATATCAGTAACATATATTCCAGTAGCATGTTTACGAATAGGATTAACCTTACGCATTGCCGCAGGGATATGTTTGATATGTTCTAATATCTTATCTCTGTTACCAAAGTCAATATCAATGTCTGAATTAAATTTCATTTTCTAGGTTCTACCAATCCTGCTTTCATTAATTTCATATATGCTTGTTGTACAACAATAGCCTGACGTTCAGCATCTTCTACTGCTTTGTGACTGGTAACGTGTCCACCGTCTTTGAGTTTGACTCCTGCAATGTCATATAGAGTTCTGGTATCCCTGACTGACCAAAATGGCCAGGGTATAGGATTTGGTTTGTCACTTGTTTGTCTCCAGGCATGTTCCATAACAACACAATCAAAGGAAGCACCGTTACTCCAAACACAGCGACGGTTCCAACAAAACTTATAGAGAATCTCCATACATTCACTAAAAGATGTACGACCATGTTCCCCCATTGCTTCTTCAAGTGCCTCAGGGCTTTGTGTACTCCACCATCGTAACGTATCTTCATTAATACTCCTATTATATATTTCTGTTTGATCCTCTATTGTAGGACGTAGTTCTAACTTTTCAACAACGCCTGAACCTTTAGGATCAAATCGTACGGCACCAATAGTAAGTATAACACAATCAGGTGTTGTGTTCAAACTTTCAATATCTATCATTACATCGTTTGCCATTTCAATCCCATCTTAATAAAAACAATGTTAAATCTTCATCATTACATAACATTATTTCGCTTTGTTCAATATTATCTACCCAACGAGTTCTTTCAATTTCTTCTTGATATCCCGATTTACCTAGAATAGTTAAGCACCAGTTACGAATTTCTTCCGAGTCAACTTCGCCTCTTCCCTTCCAAGATATAGTATGGATGTTTCTTTTACTTCCATAGTAATGTTCTGTTCTATGAGTAAAGGATCTTGTTTCTGTATTGTCTATCATAATTAAGTTTTCCACAATTCGTACATGGTTTTGAATTTGTCATCCCATAGTATGATTGTAACATTTCCTGAGATAAAAAGAAAGTCCCAACCGACACCTCTTTCACCGAAATTTCGTCTACACCACTTTACAATATCTGTTGGATTCTCTTTTTTCTTTTTACAATCATAAACATATTGTATTTTATCACCACGACTCATATAATTATGGTCAATGATTTCATATTGAATTTCATCTTCTCTGATTGGTAATGGTACAAATGTACCTATAGGTTTTGTTATTGCCATTTTAATCCATAATAAGTTGCTAATGATTCTTTGTAAAAATGAAAAAGTACAAAGCTAGGTTTTGCTGGTCCATTAAATCTATCTTGTATACTAGGGTAATATCTAAAATCAAAATCTACTCCCTGCACACAACCAGCAGTACGTAATTGATTGACTAATTCCATAGCTTTTGACGCAGATATTTCTAATCTAAGATTAATCACGATGAAAACTTTATTACAAAAAAAGTAGCTAATTTGTCATCTTCTAATGTTAGAGTCCAAGTACTTGGTTCACTATACCTAGAATAACTCTGACGTTTAGCAATCCATCCCTGCCCACCAATACTATTATGTATGTAGAACATTCTAGGACCTACGTTCTTTATTAGCCATTTCTCCTGTCTTGCAGTTAGACTTCCTGTAAGATTAATAGTTATTGCCATCTCAACAAAAACCATTCGCAATCTTTTTTGTCTCTAAACCAAAACTTAGCATTGTTAACATACCATCTATCGCCGGGCGTCCATACACCGGGTGCGCCCGGCGTGCCGCTGGGTCCAAATGTGTTAACACACCAAGCAATCATTTTGTTCCATTCTTTAGCTGATATTATGGGATCAATCTGATGATAGGGCATGTCATACGCCTGTCCTATGCCGGCATAATTGACACTACGTATTGCGGCCCATCCACCGTTACTACCATACAATCTATTAGTCATTTGTTGTTTCTTAATCATTGATATTTCAATGCAAAGATTATTGCATCTCTTTCTTTTTCAAAACTAAAAATAACTTTTTGAGCATACTGATTGTCAATACTATAAACTCCTTTGGCTTTTTTCCTACACCACAAAAGACAATTAACAATTTTTTCATCAAACTCAAAATAATATGACTCTCCTTGGATGAGTATTGTAATTTGATATTTTAATTTACGGGTAATACTACGTCTTTGTTTGCTATTCATACCCACCTCAGACTAAACCATTCAGCTTCTTGTTTACACTTAAACACAAATGTTCTTCCTCTGGCTATAAAACCCCTCTTACAATTTTTTGTTACCCAATCTTGTATATCAATTGACCGTTCTCTACTTCCTAATGTTAGTAACTCAATAACATACCAGCCGGATTCAACTAACAGTTCTTTCATAACCTCAAAGTCAATCTCATTGTACATTTCTCTAGCTACCTTCTCAGCTATTTCATCTTCTAGTGTCATTATCTTCTCATTAATTGATTAGTAAATTCTAACAACAACTTATGATGCCAACCCCCATGATATTTTCCCTTTAGATATGAATACCCATCATACCAAAATTGTTGACTCTCTGGGTGACAGCCAATTAACCCTATGCGATTCTGATAGATGGCCATACTATCATTATTCGCTTCGTAAGTAGCTACTATTTCAAATTTAGTATCATCACCTACTAATGCACAACCATCATACCAAAACATTTTAGTTGACATCCCGTCCCAATTGACAGGCATGTTTTTTGCATGAGGTCTACGTGTATCAGTTCCGGGTCTTTTCAAGTATTGAACTGCATCAACATCGTGCAACACATTGAGATAATGCTTGCCTGCCCAATATGCACCCATACATATTCCAAGATATCTTCCATCATTGTGAATAAATTCACGTACTCTATCTCCGTTGTTTTTAAACAATGTTTCAAATGAAGCCGCATCTCCCAATCCGCCAGGGACTGCTATCATATCAACATCGTCAAAGAAATTATGTTCCAGTCTGTTTTTTGAAAATAATTTGAAAGTATAATATTTGTCCAATGAACTAATCATCCCGTTGGCACTTTGCACTGAACACTTGGGATCAGCAACAAATAGTGCTATTGTGGGTTTCATTGTTTTTTATCTTCTTTCTTTTCAATAGGAGGAGGGAAGTGCGGTTCAATCACGTAGTGTTGTGCTGTCCACCAACCAAACGCTGATATAAAGCCATATAAAAAAATTTCAATTATCATATTATCCCCATCTTAATTCAAAATGCAATGCGTCACGCTCATCATTGAAGTAGAAATCCATGTAGTCTATAGTAGGATGACTAGTATATCTATCTCCAGGTAATCCAAACTGTTCCACTGCCCATATACAGGTTTCATCCCATCGGTTTATAGAATCACCCTTTTTCCAGGGTATACGGACTTTAGTACCCTGCTTGTTTAAGGGTGTCTCTGATTTGTTTAGTAAGTTCTGGTTCACGATGAAACTTCAATGCCCACTGTTCTGGGTTTATATAATCAATAACCAATTTGACTTGGTCACTAGCTAAGTTGTCTAAAAATTTTGTACCACTTTCACTACAGTATAGCATCCATGGACTTATTTTGCCTGTTGTTATAGCATGACATATTCTATTACTATTACCATAACGTAATATATCATGTGATAGTATATTTTCTTTCCCGCTCAATTCAATACAGTATTCTACACTACGATGTATTGCATCAAATGCATTTTCCACACGAATGTATTCTATTAAAAATTTTGTATAGGATATATCACTAGCCCAGCTGTCAAGTTTAACTCCATCACGCAATAACCAATCAACAAATCTGCTTACATTGATAACATTAGCATTTACACAATAACTTCCAAACTTTATGAATGCAATATAGTATGCACTTCGTATAAAATCTTCATAAGTTTTTACTTTCTTTGATGTGGTATGTTTTGTATAAAATTGTAAAAAACTCTGAAAGCCTATACGATTGCCTTGTTTATCTTTTTCTAACCAACGATGTTTTGTCTCACATATATGAGTTAGTAAAGTTTTTTCTCGTATGAATTTTCTGTGACAGAATTCACAACTATAGTCAACCGTTTCCGTTATCTTTTTCATACTGTTCTATTTCTTCGTTTGTTACTAAAGTAGCCAGTGTTTCAACATCTTCTATTTTCAAATAGGGAAATTTCTTTGCCAAATATACCTTTTTCTTTTGTTCTTCTACAAAGTGTTTGCTAAGTTCATCAAGTGTTGAATCATCTGTTTTAG